TCCGCCACAGCAGCAGCAGTCGTTCCGATACCCCAGCCAATGTTCTTGGCAGCAGTACCAGCCTGAATGATACGGTTCGTAACAATAGCCACACCAGCGCTGGTAAGCACAGTGGCCAGCGAAGTCAAGCCCTTCTTCAGTTCATCCAGAAGAATGTCAGACACAGAAGGAGGCGACCAAGGCCTCGGGGCAACAACAGCTTGATTCATTGGAGGTCTCCAATTGGGGTTGACGGGACGAAAAGAAAAGCAGAGCTGACTAATCAAGGTCTACAAGATTAGGCAGCAGGAACATCGCTAGGAGGAGCAGGGTCAGCGGCAAGAGGAGTATCAGCCACAGGAGCAGGGTCAGCAACCACAGGAGCAACTGTCGGAGCAGATGCAGGAACAGCTGCCTTAAGTGAGGCCACAGCGGTATTGATCTTGGCGACAGCGGCTTCCACACCAGCAGCATCTCCATTAGCCGAGGCCGCAGCCAGTTCAGCAGTCAGGGTCGCAATCTCATCAGTGGCTGCATGAACAGCATCACCCAAAGCAGCAACCGAAGCGTTCAGGTCATCGAGTTCTTGGGACATTTTATCTACCTTCTGTTGGAGGACAAAGATCTCATGCGTAAGGGCGTGAGTTGCAGCAAGCTGTAGGGTTTCTGCATTATGCCGCATTTCAGGCCCTTTCTATTCTTCAGACCACACGACGTTGATGTCGAGTGCTCCACCAGCCGGCCAAGCAACACCCGTAAGAGTCGTTGGGTTGCCAGCAAGGTTTACACAGAAGTAGTCATTTACACCACGAAGCACGGGTGCTTGCTCATTGATCCAGGAATACTGCAAAGCCAGACGGTCAATGGAGCCGTTAGCAGCAGGTGCAAGGTTCAGACGACCACCGTCCGAGAATCCACCATCAACAACCGTACCAAGACCGGTAGGTGCAGCAGACCACAGTCTCAGTGTAGCTGAAGCCATGTCATTTACAGTGTCACGACGAGGCGTAACAAGAGTAGAAGAAGCTCCACCAGTGTTAGCACCATTACGCCGAACAGTGTTGATGAAGATGTTCGTAGGCGAAGTTGCAATGCCTGCAAACGTCAGCGTTCTGATACGGATGGTCTTGGTAGTAGAACCCTGAATCGTCAGAATATCAGTCGGCGTTGCATACGGAACATAACCCTGCGTGAAAGCAGCATACGAACCACGCATAGGTTCGTTGTCTGACAGCTGGATCTTCCAACCTTTCCCGTCGTTAGAGTCGAGGTACATCAACTCATCGCCAGGAGGAATAACAATCTTGTAGTTCGACATGGGCTACTCCTTATTGAGGGTTACAGGAGAGCCTTACGGAGAGGTCGGAGCCACATAATCCGGAGTCAGGAAGTCCGCAGTGACACGAGCACCAACGGTATAACGCGCAAGAATGTCGTCCAGATCAGCTTGGTTCGGAACCAGCTTGATCGTATGCGTCATCGACGCATCTTCAGACACCAGCTCCACCACGACGCCGTTCATAGTGGCCATCACGGTTTGTCCGTTAAACTGGACCGGAACTTGAATGTCGGTCTTTGCGCAGCTATGGACAGTATAATTGACGTTCAGATTCATGGTCAAATCCTTTGTGCGAAGTTACGGAGACGTTCAGCAGTCTTCAGGCACCAATGTGCAAGCCGAACATCCAGCCTGCGTTGGTCTACATTACCTGTCATATAGTTAGTGGCTACCGAATCTCCGCCATCTTGCTTCTGCGGAGCATCACACATATTACCGCACTCGCACTTGTCAGTATCAAGGCCTTGAGCGCGAGGATGAGGTCTATGGCACTTAGCGCACCTACGAAGGAGGACAACATCAGTTGACGTCTCAAACTGCAAGGTCTGAGTCATAACTTGAGGCTGTGGGTCTTTTGAAGACATGTGTGCCACGACATCTTTGAATGATGACCAATTTTAGTCTAAAACCAAGATTTTGACCAGATGGACATTTTTGGTCACCAACAATCTTCTTCTTCCAATTCAGGAAGATCGACGGTCATACCACGAAGATCATGCCAACAGTCCATTAGGAACTGAATACGACCATCTGTAATGAAACTGTGACACCTTCCATTTGGTCCTAGGTGAGTTGCTCGCGCGTTGACTAAGATAGAAGGCCTAACAGTTGGTCGATAGAGGTCGTCATTAAACTCCCACTTTGGCCGTTTAGTGCCACCTGTCTTAAACCAATGGCCATAGTTACATCCAGGACAATGGAATACGTAGCGTACATCTTCCTTTTCGTCTTCCCCACTCATAAAATCCGATGCATAAACCCTAACGCGCAATACGGGTTCAGACACTTTACCCTCCAGGAATCTGAGTTACAGCGGACGCGCTTCGAGCGGGCCAGAGGTAGCCAGGTGCGCAGTTATGGCCATTCTAGGGGTTATTTGGACTTGGGAGCTTGAGGATCGCCTTTGCCATTGGCATCTGAAGTGTTACCAGGGGTTGAATTGCCAGAGCCAGGACCACTACTCTTGGGTTTAGCAACTTTACCCATACCTTGGCCATTTGCAGGAGGTTCAGGTAAGAGTTTGGGTTCAGGAGCAGTACCATCGTTCGGAATTTCAGGATCCAGCTCCATAAGGTCACGAGCCTCTTCAATGGAATAGAGGTTAGGTACGTTAACAAGCGCCATAGCAAAGTTATTGGCAGCTGCCGCAATCTGGTTAGCACGCTGTGCGCGCTCCAGAGGAGACGGCGTATAAGCGTCAGGCCACTCAACTTTGACTTTAGACAGCTTGACCGTAGGCAGTTCACCTACTTCCATCATCTTCAGGATGAAGGGCTTAAGGAAGTAAGGCATAGAAGTCAAAGACCTGTAAGCATCCACACGCTCAGCCCAAGCACCCTTATCCTGCGTACTGGCTTGGTGCGACGACTCAGACCCAATCAGGATGCGCTGAGGAATAGCAGTAGTACCTGAGATCAGAGTGATCAAGGCTTTGTATGGACCAGTCGGATCCGCAACATCGGAACCCAGGTTCGTGACCTTAATTCCGCGAGTACGGATAAACCTGCGTTGCCCTTCAAAGTACTCAGTGACCTCCTGATTGAGGTTAGTCTCAGATTCAGGATCAAGGTCCATCTCGGGGTCAAGATCCATTTGCATACCGCGGTTCGCCGTATTCCAGAACGATTCGCTTGCAGCACCAATGACCTTCTGTAGGTCAGTAAGATAGTTCCAGATTGCCCAGAGGGAAGGGATCCCAAAGAGTTCGTTTTCCAGCTGACCTTGGGCACAGTGAATGACGCGTGTATAGTGTACACGGTAAGATCCTTGTATAGGAATAGGCTGGACGGCTGCGATAGTTCCAGGCGCTTGGTCCTCAATTCGGGCCAGCTGCGGGTAAATGGTATACATGATCGGAAGGCAGAAACGTTTATCACCAGGATTCTGCCCCCACTGAGTGATCTTAGCCGAACGATCCCCATATGCTTGGATGAAGGTGACCTTCTCATTCGGTCCAAGGGGCTTCTCCAGGTTGGTCGAATCTGTACCAATCAGCAGGATGGCGTATTGCCCGATATGGGTAAGACGGTCGAGTCGATGCAGAACAGACCAAACATTTTGGTCCATAACCAACTCTTCCCAAGCTTTAGTCCAAGCGATGGTGGCAGCGACCTTCGGAGGATTACCCCAAACAGCATCTGCATAGGCATGCACGATCCGCTTGGCGATACCACCTCGATGATACATCTCCCAAATGGCTTTGTAGTTGATCTTATTATCCCAGCCAAAGACACCGTAGAAGTCTCGACCCATACCGTTCTGGCCAAAGCTTCTGGCCCAGATGTCTCTGGGGTAATTGGTCAAAGCTCGCCAACCCGAAGAGGCAAGCTCTCCAATGGGTGCTGCACTTGCCATGATTCGCGACATGTAACCCATTTGAATGACCTTCTCAACCCAGGGGCCAATGTTAATATGAAGTATGTAGGTATTGGAGTAGATTAGCGAAGGACGCGTATGCCAAGCTTCTTAGAACCACCAGTGGAGGAGCGTCCCTTAGCAGCAGAGTCACGCCCCCAAGTACCAGCACCAGATCTAAAAGGAACTTCGTCAGCTTTGACGCGTTCTTCTGCGGCAGTGGAATATCCTTTGGCATTGCGCTGTCTTTCGTCTTTAGCCTGAAGCCGCTCTTGAACGGCTGCAGCTGAGCGAGAACGACCCCACGCACCACCTAAGGGGCGCTTACCAGTTACATCATTATATAATGAAGCAGCTGCGTCCATCAAGTCATCATGAGCGCCTTCCGGGAAGACCGCAAACTCGTCAATGAACTTGTTGACCCAACCAACCTTAGAGTAGTCCGATGGATCATCCACGACAAAGACTATCTGGTGTTTTTCCGTTGCAGCCAGGAAAGGCTGTGATTTAAGCAGTTTACTGCCTTCCGAAGCAGCCTTGACAACGCGGAGTTTGCGGTAAGGGCAAAGAGTCTTGAAATGCTCGACCGCATAGATGCCAGAACTTCCAGGCTCTTGCTCCAGAATATATTCCACGTCAGGATGATCGCCACCGTTTGATTCCAGATCAGCAGCTTCAGAGAAGACATCCTCGACTCGTCCAGCTGAGAACTGTCCATGAATTGCACCTTCGACGTAGAGCTTCTCGGTCTCAATATCGTATGTGCCGAGTACTCCAGCAGTGAAATCTCCGGCTTCTTTAGTGGAAGCAAGATCCCATGAGCGGCGCCTTTTAAAACGTCTCCGTTGTGCCGTAGCACTGAATCCTGCAAGGAACTCTTCATATTCCCTTCGGCCAATGAAACGGAGATTCTGAACATTAGTTGCTGAAGCGTCAGAATCATTGGGATTCTGCTGGAACATAGCTTCAAACCAACGTGCACCAAGTTCATCAATGATGTCCTCGAGTGCCTCACGACCATAGCGCTCTGGGAAGAGGGGAGTGCCAGGGGCTCGGCCAAGGAGATCGGGGTAAGAGGGGTCATCGACCCATTCACCAGTATCGCGGTCCTTCTTACCCGCAATTGCCTTGATCTTGATGATCCGGTAAAATTTACGAGAGCGCCGCATCTCGAGTCGTTCGATGTGTCCGTGCAAGTCATTGGTAACCCAGCGCGTTGCAACGATAATGACGACCGCACCTGGTTCCAGTCGGGTTCTTGCGACAGTAGCGTACCAGGTTTTAAGTGACTCAAGGTATTGGTGGTTGAGCGCTTCCTTAGGTTCCTTAATATAGTCGTCAATGATAAAGACATTTGCGCCTCGCCCAGTGATAGTGCCTCGGAGACCCACAGCCTTCAAACCACCACCTTGCTCCGTGACGAAGTTGGCAGCTCTATCGACATCGCGCCGAATGCGGACCGAAAGCTTGGATTGGTTAGCCTTGATGATGTCTTTCACTTCCCGAGTGAAGTCCGTCGACAGATCTTCACCATAGGTAGAGACAATGACGTTCTTCTCGGGGAAGTTCTCCAAGGTCCAGAGTGGAGTAGCCACAGTGATGAGCTTAGACTTCCCATGTCTAGGAGGGGCCGACACTAACAACCCACAACCACCTCTGGCGATGGCACTTGCAATCTCAGCTCCCAGGTACTGCAAGAAGGGCGCAGGAGTCCACCAATCACACAGTTCTGACATTAGCGTAGCAGGCGTAAGCTTGTAGTTCCCTATGAGTTGGGCGATCTGAGCTTGGGAGAGCCGATTATCCTGTCCACTTCCAGCTGCAGCCTTGGCAGCCAAGTCGTGAATGTGTTGTTGATCGAATGCCTGTTGATCATAAGGAACTTGTGTCATATAGTGGCCTTTTTAAATGACCTTCTCAACCTCGCGGTGAAAAGTTGTAGACTTCGTTAGTCCTATAGTCTTATGACATTGGGAGTCTAGTGTCGTCTTATGAGGTGGTTAAGCGTCGAGTAGCAACTTAAGCGTCGTCTTGGATGACCTTGTGAGTGCCTTCAATCACCTTGGCTTGAGACCCGTTGGGTTGACCCCCTGCGCTTCCCATATCAATTCCTGTTGGCGCCTCAGTGCCACGCCGCACTTGAATGATGAGAGACTGAGCCTGCATTGCGAAATTTGGGTCTGACATGAGTAGCCGCAAGTTGCTGTCAATTCCGGTGGCGCTTGATCCTTGGGCGATGTTCTTCGTAAGGTCTCGCATGAGGTCAGCGCCAGAAGCCCCAGCCATAACATCAGAGACACCAGCAATTTGTTGGCGGCCATTTTGGTGTTCCCCCATTGAAATACGCTGGATACTGACAAGATCCTTCAAGGAACGCAGCGCCTCTGCAGGCGTCAGATTACGATAGAACGTCTCACCTTGTTCTGCGATCATGTTCTGGATGTCTTGGATTAGAGACTCCGCAATCTTAAAGTGCTTGTCTTCAGTCCGACGCACACGCATCTCACGCTTCTTGCGTTCCGCAGCTACTTGGAACAGATCATAGGCGCGACTTCTTTGACCCCAATAGTATTCCAAGGCCCACGAGGAGATGCGTTCTAGCGGGAGGTTCTCGTCCAATGCAAGCAATTGGAGTTGGCGGAGCCCAATATCCTCAGCTTGTTCCAAATAACGTCGAAACACGCCGTATGCTTCTAGAGGCTCGTGAGGAAGTTGCATCCAGAAGATCTGTGCTTTGGTCTTACCAAAGGTAGGATAGCCTTCGTCATAGTATAAGGTAACGGCAGCAGAGTCAACATCGTCTTGGGTCATAGAGCCCAAGTTATGTGGTAACAGGTCACTACGATAGAAGAAGGTCGGTAGCTGGTATTCGTTCGTCGGGATCTGTTGGCTGATGTAATAAATTGCGTCCGCCCTGGAGGCACCTTCCGGCAACAGGATGCGCTGGAAGCCAAGAGACGTGTCCATCAAGTGTTGACGGGCTTGCTCGTCCACTTCATCTTGAGTTAGTTCTGACTGGCTGCCTAGACCGTCATCATACGGATCCGGCGTTCCAAGTGCGTCATCGCTTGCCATTGAATGACCTTCTCAACCTCACGTGTGTCTGGGTCTTCTATATAATATAACATGTCTTCGAGGCCATAGCAAGATGGTCCTTTAAGGTCTTTTGAATAGGAAAGGTTTAAAAATTTAAATTTAAATGTACTAATAGTATTGGATTAGTAAGTCTTTTCAAATTTTATTTCTACCTGTCCCTGTGCCTCCCATTTGTTTTACCTGGTAGAATTTTTGGGGCGTACCAGCAAATAAAAAGCAAGTATTGCATTTCGTTGTTTTAACTATAGACAATAGTATTCAACAATAGATTTTCATATCGATAGTATAGATGCAAGTAACAAAAACCACATTAGAAGTAACAAATCTCTATAACGAGCAAACGATACATCCTATTATATATTTGTGGAGAGCAATTAAGTAATCCACAAATAAAGAAGGAAGTAAATCATGTCTGGCAAAACTAATGCAATCACTCTTCTGAACAACTCTTCAGTGATGGAGATCGTTGAATCGACAACGATGAGTAAATCTGCAAAGATTCGACTTCTCTATTCTCAAGGAAATGACAAATCAACTATAGCTAATCTTCTTGGAATTCGATATCAACACGTTCGCAATGTTCTTCTTCAACCTCTGAAGAGTGAACAACAGTAGAGTAAGTAAAGAGAGAGTAGAGAAATCTACTCTCTCAACTCTAACCTTTGGAGAGCAAGATGAATAGAGAAGATCTAGTTCAACAATTCTTAGACATCATCGTGAATGATGATGCTCTAGTAGAAGCATCTCACAATTTCGCAGTATACAAGCTGATGCTCAAGTACGGCGAAAGTGTAGACATCACTAACGAGAAGTTCGAAGACGAGTATTACTCGATCGTTAGTAGACATCAGAGAAGTATTCTACTTGATGTTATTAAAGTACTATAGTATAGAAGAGCTCTACGAAAGTAGAGCTCAACTATAGTTTGTAGGATCAGGGCCTAAAGGCTCTGGTCCTACCTTTGTCCCAAACGGGGCCCTGGGACCAGGTCAGGACCATGTCGCCAAGGACCATGTCCGCTGCTTGCGGGGACCATGTCGCCACGCCCAAGGGCCCTAGGGACCAGGTACGTCGGACACGACATCTTCCTCTGGGACCTGGTCCTTATGGACATGGTAGGGCCTGGCAGGGACCTGGGCGGACGGTGCATAGATGACCTGGGGCGCATTATGACTCTTGATGACCCCTTGTGGTCTGAGGTATAATATATGGATAAGGTTGAGAGAAGGAGGACTAAGATGACCAAGTATCCTTACCTGACAGGCCGTGGCCGATACGTCATGGACCATAGGGACATCAAATTGGCTCTGGGGCTTATACCGCCTATGGGGCCTAACGACAAGTACCTTAAGGACAAGAAGGTTCCTAAGGACGTGAGTACACCTTGGACCGAGATTGATGGTGTCATGGTGCGTTATATGACGAGTGACTCGGCCAAACAGTTCTGGTGTCCAAACGGTGGTCGTAAGGGCATGTACATGAGAGCAATTGCGATCTGTCCAGATTGTCGTAAGATCGTGGCAGCGTCCAGGATCAATCAACACGCACGGGTTCATAAGTGGGCGAAGGGCTAAGACATGAACAGAGGTCCATTGTTTTCAGACCGATTCTATACGGTCGCGTTCATTACCATCATCGGTGCCTTGGCACTAGAGTTCGCAAGGGGCATGATCCTTTAGACAACAGACTAGAGAGGGCCGCAAGGCCCTTTCTTTTTGACTATGTGGGGACCAGGTCAGTCGGGCCATTAGGAGGAGCCTCCAATTAGACCACGGTATCAATAGAACAGTGGCTTGGTCCGGCAGGGACCTGGTCTAGATCCGACATCTAAGGACCTGGTCCATATCCAACGACAGCTGCCCTGGTGCCTTGGACATTGTAGTTTGTCAGTGGTCGCGAGTTGGCCGCGTTCATGCACAGGACACAGGCCGTCACGGGCACGGTCATTTATGACAAAGACAGCGACATGGTCATTTAAGGGCAAACAGTCAATCTGACCGATCACTCAGACCAGTCAGAGACTGTGTTAGTACATTTGGTCAATCGTCATCAGGCTCAAAGCCATCGACCCCGACCTTCCCATCCTTACCAAAGACCTCTACCGCCAGATCCCCAT